GTTAAAAGGGCATATAAGTTTTCAAGAAGAATACCTTTTATGTAGTTGATAGATTTATCTGTCATACGTTTATAGGTTTCTTCAAGAATAATTTAGATACCCCTTTTGGAAGTGCACTTAATTACGTGCTTGCTACTATGTTAAGTCCGTGCGCCTGTTGTTAACCGCAGCACGTACGTCCTTTACTTGTAGCACATGTTTTTAATGTGGGCGAGAGAAATTTAAAACCCAATTTCTTAATAGATGTAACGTTACTTTATGTCATTTAGTAGTATTCATCTCCAAGTCTTAAGTGCAAAAGTTGTCTAGAACAAACACTTAAGCAACCAAGATTTTCTGTGCAAAAGTCATCTAGAATGAACACAGAATTTCTCCGGACAATGACATCCAACCCTAAGTGTAATAGCGAAGTGATTCAATACTATACGACAAGAACTGATACTCAAAAATCAGACGTAAGTTTAGCCTTCATGAACTTGAAGCCTTTATTTACAGCTTAGTACCTGCCGCGTCCGTGTGGGAAAAGCAGTCTGAGAGCAGCCGAAAATAGATTTTTAATCTAAGCAGGTAACAAATAACTCCTGTGGCACTCTTTGGTAAGTTCGAAATCTTGTATTGTTTCAGTTTAATATTATACACTCCAACCGATAGCTTTGGAACCCGAATGGTCGGAATATCCATGTAAGCGACCTTAGCTATTTTGTATTTGGCGCGAGTAAGCCTATGAAAAACTTCCTTCTATGCTATATGTGTAGAAATAGGAAGCAGAAGTAGTAGCAGCGAGACCGCCATCCGTAATACAACCCGGAATAACCTCCAAACCGAGAAGAACTAGTCTATGACCAGACGAAAAGGAACTAGTCCCTGTTCTTTTCTTAGGGCCTTTTTCACCTGGGTAAAGTGTAGTTATTGCGTATAACTCTGGTATCAATACCACCCGGAAGAAATTATTTATCTGCCATCATGTCTCAATTAATCCAAACCAAAATCTCTAGTTATAAGAATTATGTTAACCAGAAAATTAAGGAAGGAAGGTCCAACATCCACCCCTTGCTTCGGGCAACTCCGAATTTTGTGGAAGATGTTGAATCGGATTTGAAAAATTTGAATGAAGCAATCCGGACTACAGATGTTTTTAAAAATTATGTTGTTGAGTTGACACTAGGTCATCAAGATCTCGATTTTGGCTATTTTAAGCTATACAATCGTGATCTTGAGAATCTTGTCTATTCAATGACATCGATGAATGAAACACATTTGCATCCGGACCTTTATATGAATTTGGAATATGTGATGAACCCAAATAAGGACCTGGACTTATTGTGTGGAGAGAATGATTCATGGGACCAGTATGTCCTATCCAGACAGCTCAAAGAAATGCGAGCTATTTGGGTGGGATTGCAAGCTGGAAACGTGGATCCTATTCTCGATACAGTGAACCCAGACTGTCAGATTGCTTTGTATTACATGACCAGAGTTTTGTATGATGCAAAGGTTTGTTCTCGACGTGTTCGTAGAACTGCCTATGCATTATGCAGAATCCTGAATCATGTGCCAGAGCATTTGATACCTTATATAAACAAAGATCTGATTGAAAATTTTGAATTGTGTGTACCGTTTAGAAGAAAACTAGTGTGGTATCTCCTTAAGAGATGTCTATTGTTTTCTGATCTTCCATTAGAAATAAGATGGAAGGATGTATGCTATGATGAAAGAATGTATGAAGAGAAGATAGAAGAAGTTCAAGAGCAAGTCTTTAATGTCGCGTCTCAGAGCCGTAGTGACATTGAAACACTTGTACTGTCATGGAATGAAGTATGTGAAAGTATGTCTGTTGAACGAATGGTAGCAGTGTGTGAATGTGCGCGTGAACAAGGTCTATTTAATGTGAGTTTAGGAATCAATGATGATACAAAAGGATACATCGATTCTGTTGTTTCCAGGATAGGTAATGGTGTTTGTAGCTTGTATACAGACACCATGCTTGGCCTGGAGGTAGCAGCATCGGATATCCTTGTGAATCTCAAATACATTGTTGGTTTCTTAGTAGCAGCAGTACTTGTAGGTGTTGCAACTTACTGTGGTGTAAAAATGATCTCTAAATTGTTTAATTTCTTTTTGTCTCTAGTTTTTAAAAGTGATGAAAGTATGATGAATGTAGCGCAAGAGCAAAGTTCCGGTGACACTTGGAACGGACCATTAATGTTATTGATGTCCGTTTTCGGAGTGAGTGCCGGTGCTTTGAAGAGTGCTAGATGTATGAATGCAATTAGGTGTATATCTATGTTGCCTCGAGCTGAATCTGGAATTGATACCATCTTCACCTGGATTAAATCGACTTATACTATGTGTTACAGGATCTTCTCCAAGTATGTACTTGGAGTGGACCCTGGGGTACAAGTGTCTGCCGATAGTCATCCAGTTGCAAGTTGGCTGGAGGAGCTTGGTGAGCCGTATAAGAGTTTTTCAAATGGAACGTTCTCTTACGACTCAGCAACCTTCTCCATTATCCATTCTCTATTCATTAGAGGCCTGAATCTCCAAAGATCTGAAAGTTTTAGAAGTGACCAAATAGCAATAAGAACTGGAATGGACTGTTTAAACAAAATATTGACTGAATTTAGATCTAGAAATATAGAAGCAGGAAGTGTTCGAAATCCCCCAGTTGTGATCTACCTTCATGGTGGGTCAGGTGTGGGAAAGAGTACTTTGACTAATGTCCTTGCTGCATCTATTCTTTCAAAAATCCAACCTGATATGAATCTCAAGAAACAGGGGAAGAATCTCATTTACTCAAGAGCGTCAGAGCAAGAGTTTTGGGATGGGTATACTGGTCAGCTTGTCACTGTGTTTGACGACTTCTCTCAGCGTGCGGATTCCGCAGGGAACCCTAACGTAGAGTTGTTTGACATAGTGCGAGCTGCCAATGTTTATCCTTACCCCTTGCATATGGCGAATTTGAGTGACAAAGCATCCACGAATTTCACCTCCAAAATAATAATATGTTCCTCCAACCTGAAACAACCAAAGACTGAATCTCTTAATTTCCCCAATGCTTTATATCGTAGATTCGATGTGTGTGTGAGTGTAAGTAAGAATGAAAAGTACAATGATGTTGTACCGACTCACTTTGTTGAAGACTTTTATCAATTTCAAGAGTATGATATGCTCAAGAAAGAAGATTTAGGATCAACAGACTGGGAAGGTATAGTTGACAAGTGTGTTGAGCTTTATAAGCATAGATCTGATTTTGTGTCTTCTCTAGATGAGAAGATACAAGAAATTCTTCAATCGACTCAGTTTGAAGATGTACCGTTAAATGTAGCTCAAGAACAAGTGAACTGTGATGTGTTAGGTTTTTGTAATTGTGATTGTTGGGGAGAAACTATGTGCGTGATGACCAATCTTCATCAACCAAAGTGGAAACAATGGTTGTTGAAGATGAAGCATTACGTAACTGGAATCCCCAAAGGAAGTGTGTATGAAGCCTTTGAGAAAATGCGCTTTTTGAGCCAAGAATACCTCAATGCAAGTAAATCGCGCTTTGGTAGATGGTTAACATCTATCAAGGAGCGATTTCCTGTGATAAAAGATCTGAGACTCATCCATCTTGTCGTAGCGACAGTTGTGATGGGCCCTATGGTGTTCTTTGGTGTAAAGAAGCTTTTTGCAAAGAAGAATGAATGTGTTGAATTGCATGTGTCTGAATCGTATGATGTTGGTAATATCAAGCCAACAAGAACTGAATCTTATGAAACCCCAAATGTAAAACCTACTAAGACTGAATCTTATGAATCTCCAAATGTAAAATCTGTAAAAACCGAATCTTATGAATCTCCAAATGTAAAACCTGTAAGAGTTGAAATGAGCTTCCCAAGTGGAAGAGTTTCTGGTTCCGAGATGAATCTTGCTTCTTTACAACTTGATAATTATATCAAGGAAGTGAAGGAGCAGGGTGTCTCCGACCAGAATGCTGCCGAAATTTGTTCGAAGCTCGTAACAAAAAATATGTTTAAAATTTATGTTGAAAATGATCATGTATCTATTCCTCTAGGACATGTGCTCTTTATTAAGGGTCGAATTGCGATAATGCCTCATCACTTTCTTGCTGCTTTGAAGAAATTCAAGGAACAGCATGAGGGTGGTGTGGTCTATTTTCGCAACCTCTTTCTAAGTCGTGCCTTCTTCGTAAAACTAGAAGACATGATTCGGAAGGTAAAACCCTTTGAATCTCCAGAGCCAACAGAGTCCTTAGCGGAAAGTCGTGATTTGTGTTCGTTTTGTTTAGATAATACTATTAATTTTTCTGATGTGTCGAAATTGTTTGTAAGTAAAAGTGATCTGAGTTACCTGAAATCCTCTGATATCCTACTCCCAACCCTCTCAACTCCCAGCAATGGCCAAGCCTTTGCTAAAATCAAAATTGGAAGAGCTGCATCTGGTATTCAGCGTCAAGATTGTCGTGTCTATGGCAGTGACCCAACTGATCGTTTACGATTAGTTCGTTACTGTTGGAGATACGTGCTTGAAACTGAAGTCGGTGATTGTGGAGCTCCCTTGATTGCGCGGAATGTTGCTTTAGCAGGCCGTAAAATCATGGGAATTCACATTGCCGGAAATACCGATGCAGGTTTTTCAACTCCCCTGTACAAGGAAGATATAGATACAATTTTGTCTATGTATCCACTTGAATCTCAAGTTGCCAATGAGCAATGCCAACCCATACACATGCCGACGGGTTGTCATTTACCAGAATCAACATCCTTTGTGGTTCTAGACAAGATAGAAAAACCTCTGTATGCTTCCTCTAAATCTGTGATCTCACCATCCCCTTTGCATGGAATCCTCACCACTCCCAAGACGAAACCATGCCAACTCCGTGATACCCCCGAATTTTCCCCAATGCAATATAGATTAGAGAAATTTGCTTCCCCCTGTGTGCCTGTAGATGCTCGTATGTTAGAAAATAGTGTAAGTGCTGTGTCCAATCATTTGTGTAAAAGTATTTTAGAAAATAAAGATCTGATAACAACTAGTGATAAGTCAAGGTATAGCTTTGAGGAAGCTGTATCTGGAATTGATGAAGAAGAGTTCATTAATTCAGTGAAGAGAAGTTCTTCTCCAGGCTACCCCTTTGTTTTTGACAAAGAGTGGAATAGCAAAGAGAAGATCTTCGGAAAAGGGCCAGAGTTTGATGTGACCAATGAGAAGGCTATACTTCTTCGACAGCAAGTCGAAGAAATTATAAGCCAAGCCAAATTAGGAGTTCGCCAGCAGCACGTTTTTATTGACACTTTGAAGGATGAGCGTAAGCCCATCCACAAAGCTCATAAAACGCGTATGTTTTCGGCTTGTCCTCTTGATTATCTCATTGCTTGCAAGATGTACTTTGGCGGTGTAGTCTCCCTCCTCCAAAAATCCAGAAATATTTGCGGAATCTCAGTTGGCACTAACGTCTATTCTTATGATTGGACGATTATTGCCAACACCCTCCTAAGTAAGTCCCCGTGTATGATCGCTGGTGACTTTGAGGGGTTTGACTCTTCGCAGTTGCAGGACATCCTGCGTGCGGCGAGTCAAGTGCTCCTCAACGTCTCCAGAGATATGCTCGGATCGACTGAAGAAGATCTGCTTGTTATGCAAGTACTTCTGGAATCCCTCCTCTCAAGTGTTCATCTCAATAATAATTATGTATATATGTGGTTGAAAGGTCTCCCTTCAGGACACTTTTTGACAGCTATTATTAATTCTATTTTTGTACTCATTAGTTTTAATAGTGTGTGGCAAATAGCCTTTGGTGTGAATGTGAAGAAAGCATTTGAGTTCTTTGAAGTGTGTGGCATAGTAGCTTATGGTGATGATCACATTGTGTCAGTCCCAGAGTGGGCTACCAATGTGTTCAATCAGTATGAGCTGGCCAGTTTGTTTAAGCAAATTGGATTGTCATATACTTTGGAGGATAAAGATGCGACTGTGAATGCTCCGTATCGGAGTTTGAATGAAGTGTCTTATCTCAAGAGAAAATTTCTCTGGGATGAAGACAAGCGTCAATACTTGGCCCCTTTGAGTTTAGAGACTATTCTCGAAACTCCGATGTGGGTTAAGAAATGTGTAGATGTAAATCTACAAACCACCACTGAGTTGGAGAACAGTTTGAAAGAATTGTGTCTTCATCCTCAGTCAGTTTGGGACTCTCATATTGAGAGTTTCAAACATTGTGCGAAGCTTCTTGGCTCGTTCCCTCTGTTCTTGGACAGAGAGTTCGCCAGAAGCTTTGTGCTCAACGAAAATGTGTGATCTGATTAGAAGTAAGAAAATTCCTAGTTATAATATTTTTAATACTGCTACATTTTTAAGACCCTTAGTTATTTAGCTTTACCGCCCAGGATGGGGTGCAGCGTTCCTGCAATATCCAGGGCACCTAGGTGCAGCCTTGTAGTTTTAGTGGACTTTAGGCTAAAGAATTTCACTAGCAAATAATAATAATAATAATAACAATACAAATTCCCAGAAAGTAAATGACACTACTTTCTCTGATCGTGAAAATCCATCTGTTTCTGCTGGTAGAATTGATGAATCTGTTGAGTTTACTCAAGAGATTACTCACTTTGCCGATAATGCTCCTGTAATTGATTCTTCAATCGCAGGGGAAACGAATCTCAAACCTAGTTTAGTAACGGATTTCCATGATAATAGACAACATAGTGTTATTTCCTTTCTTCAACGTCCTCAGTTGATCAAAACTGTTGAATGGGCTCCTGGAACTGCTCAGGGATCCTTGTTGACAACCATTGACATACCTGATGATCTTATGACATCTATGGTATATGACAAGTTAGATGGTTTCGCCACTTTCAAGGCGGATACTATCTTCCGTGTTCAAGTCAATGCTCAGCCATTTCAATGTGGCCGTCTTGTGATGGCTTACATTCCAATGCCTGATTCGTTGTCGACCAGGACCGCTGAGTTGACCAGGGCGATAGATCGCATTATTGCACTACCGCATGTTCAACTCGACATTAGTGAACAATCTGAGGTTACACTGCGAGTACCATATATCTCCCCCTACTCTGCCTACAATTTAATTGAAGGAAGATATAGGTGGGGACGTGTGGTTGTTGCCGTGTATTCCCCTCTTAATCAAGTTTCTCAACCGAATCTCAAAGTAAATATTTTTGGATACTATGATAATGTAACATTAGGTTACCCTACCTTAGGAACCATAGCTTTAAGTCCCGTAGCTGTAGCTAGAGAACAAGTGAATCTCAATTCTGAAGCTGATATGCTTCGAATCGCCGAATCTCGTAATTTCCCAACTAAAATAGCTGCTAGCATCAACGGTGTAATTCAGAAAGGTTCTGATATCTTGGGTAATGTTTTACCGCAGACTAAGAGTTTTACCAACCCAGTTGCTAAAATTTCAGATGCTGCGTTTGACATTATTTCCATGATACCAGGATTTAAGAAACCTGATAAAACTAATCACGGTGAAACTGTACTTTTCCGACCAACACAGTACTTTGGTAATGTTGATGGTGTAGAGCATTCTCATAAACTTGGATATCATGCGATGAATCGCATTGATTTCCAACCTGATTTCGCTGGTAGTAAGATGGATGAAATGTCATTTGATTATGTTAAACGCATACCAAATTACATTGATTCATTTTCCTATTCGAATTCAAATGTTTATGGTGATACTCTGTGGTCAACTGCAGTTTCGCCTTGTTATAGATCTGCCGATTATACAACAACAAATGGTGCTAGAAATTTTTCATTTCCTACCCCTACTTCTCTTACTTATGCAATAGGACCTTTCTCTTTGTGGAGAGGGTCAATAGTTTATACTTTTAGAGCTGTTAAGACTGAATATCATAGTGGTAGAATAGAATTTAGTTTTAATCCTTTCATTAATCTAGACATGTACAATACTAATAAGACAACAAGATCTGAATATGTATATAAAGTAATTTTAGATTTAAGAACTCAGACTGAAATTTCCTTCACCGTGCCTTATGCTGGGACTACCCCTTTCAAACGCATTAGACCTGAAATCAACCCTCTTTCCTCTTCTGGAATTAGTGTTGATGATTTCAATGTGTTTGCAACGGGTGTTCTTGGTGTAAGAGCCCTTACTCCCTTAGTTTTAGGATCAACTGTTGTACCATCCACAATTCAAATATTAGTGGAAATGAAAGGTGGACCTGATTTTGAGGTTGAGTGCCCTAACAGCACCGGCTGGATGCCAATACATAGTATTACTCCAGCCGCTACTGGTAGGGACACTGTAGACTCTGAGTTGGTTTCGACTGCGCAAGAACAAGCTAACTTTGCGTCTACTGGACAACATGATATTAGATCTGATTATTTAGAAGATAAGATAGAAATTAAAGATATAACTGGAATCTCATCGAATATATCCCTAAATACTGAAAAATCCTTATCCTGTGTAGGAGAATCATTTGGAAATTTTCGTGATTTGATTAAGCGATTTGGTTGGTTTAAGAATCAATCGGTTGCTTTTACAAATACGAAAATTCTAAGTGGTATTCCAATTGTCAATTATACATCAAGTATTGCTGGCACAGGTCTCACGCTGACAGCTGATGGAGGCTCTACACCACTAACAATGGTGAGTAGCATGTATGCTTTCTTTCGCGGAGGTTTTCGCGCGAAAGTATACATCCATGATCTGCCTGCGGGGGAAATGGTCCAGGGTGCTTTGATTGATAATTCACAAAACACAAATGTTCCCCAACCCCTTGCCCTACAATCCCTTCAATATGAACTTTCCGATAAGAGACTTTATGAGTTCTCCTGGCCTTACTATTGCCCCACATATTTAACGACCTATCCTTCTGGGTCGCTAAATTATATTTCCGATCTAGTGAATCCCACAACGTATGCACGCATCACAACCATCAGTGAGTACGCTACAGCTTATGCTATGGCTGCTGCTGATGATTTTGATTGCGGGTTTTACTTGGGGGCTCCATTATCTTGGAACTGGGAAATAGAAAGACTGGCAGGACGATTAGACTCTTCTTATGGATTTGTCACATCTCCCCTTAGAGTAGATCCCTTTGACAAAGTTTAGAATAGTTTGTAGTTTTAAGATTGAGGTTTTTTGACGCTAGCCCTATAGTAGGTAAGCTTTTTCCTCATAAATATTTCTTTGGCACAGAACCTGGTTAAGAGGCTCCAGGTGACACACGAAAAGGTAGTTCCTACATTGATGAGTTTAGGTCTCATCCGTGTGCCATGTTTCTTTCAAC